ATATTCAGTGGAGCTGGCAGCGGATGGACGAATCCACCTTTGGCATTATAAGTGCAGACGACTCCAGAATCATTGACGGAGGCATGAGCTTTGTTCTGTCTCCGGAAGATGTGGATACAAAAGTAACCTTTCAATGCGATTTAATTACAGATTAGGAGAATTTCTATGGCCATCAAGAGCTCAGACCAGATCTCAATTGTTGACGTAACCGACGCGTATAATGTCATCCTGACATCTGAGGCATATACCTTTCCCGGATCGACCAGCGCCGCAAAAGCCGGAAGTTGCACGACACAGGTGCTCGCTTATCAGGGAGCGAATCAGGTTGCTTGCAGTGTAGTCAATTCAGAGATCACTAAACCGACAGGCATCACCACCTCTGTTAATACGGACGCTACAGCGCCGACCATTACTATAACGGCCTCCACTTCTTTCGCCAATGCCGGGGAAGTAATTATTCCAGTTCATATCGGTTCAGAAGGCATTGTAATTCAGAAGAAGATGTCTCTGGCGATAGCATTCACTGGCCAGCCCGGATCAAACGGAAGCAGCGCCCAGTGGTATTCAGGAACAGGGATTACCGGGACATCCACAACCGCAACGGCATTTTCCAATTCAGGCGTAGCTTCTGCCAATGTTGGTGATATGTATATCAACACTTCTACGCAGAATATTTATCGCTGTACGGTCGCCGGTGCTGCATCTGCAGCTAAATGGATCTACGTGAGCAACATCAAAGGCGCAACGGGTGGCACTGGCCCTGCCGGGGCGGATGCAATAACGATGAGTGTGATCTCATCTAATGGAACCATCTTTAAGAATACGGCTATCGCCACAACTTTGACTGCCCACGTCTATGTCGCAGGTGCAGAGGTTACGGGAACAGCACTGAGCAATCTTGGTACAATCAAATGGTATAAGGATGGAGGATCTACTGCTGTAGCGACAGGCCAGACTTTGACAATCGACTCTGGCGATGTGACGGGTAAGGCAACTTATGTGGCGCAGCTGGAAGGTTGATCAAGGGAAGAGAGGTGAAGATGTATGGCAGTTTTAGCCAGGACACAGATCACACTGTCTGCCGTTGTGGATATCCAGGCTGTTTATAAGTACTACAAGCTGCAGAGCTCGACGTCAACGAAACCCTCCAAGCCTACATCCATAAGCACCCTGCCTCCCAGCGGATGGACCGCCACAGAGCCGACCTACACTTCCGGAAGCACCAATACTCTGTACACCGTGGAGCTCACCGTCTTTACGGATGGATCCTTCTCGTATTCAGATGTAATGACCGACAGCGCATATGAGGCTGCAAAGGCTGCGTACAACAAGGCAGTTGCCGCTGCGAATGCAGCTGATGCGGCGCAGGAAGACATTGATGCCCAGAAGGAATGGTTCTGGCATGATACTGCAGGGGCGCATGTACTGGGAGATACGAGCGGGTACAGGAATGATTTGAATAGCACAGGAATGCATATTATTGACACATCAGATGGAACAGAAGTCGCAAGGTTTGCGGCTGATGGGGCTCAGATCGGCGCGGCTGATGGGTCACATTCGTTGATTGATGCGGATGGTTTTTCAGTGAGCAACAACGATGGCGACGTGATTTTTGAAACAAAAAGCTCTGGAGCTACCGCAAATGCCCCGAAGACATTTATACTCGATAAGTATCTAACGTCAGGCACGACGGTTATACTGAGCAAGTTGGACGATCTGCAATCAGGAGACTTTATTGTCCACTTGAAGTTGACCCTTTGTCGAAACGCCTCAGATCTTTACTACCAGAAGTCGGTCAATCTCACTTACACGAAAGGCACAAGTGCATCGGGATCACATGTTATCAATACATCGCAAAACGATGTCACAATAACATGTCGCTACGATGGTAATAAAAGTTTTACATTTGTGAGTGCATCGCCTACGACTACAAGCGCAAACTATCCGATTATTATCACTGGACAAAAGATGTATGGTATATCCTACGATGTTTCTATTGATGCACCTTACTACACCCTTGGAGCCAGATCCGGAGATAGTGGGGGATTCAGCTTTATTGCTGGCAACGGTCTGTATGCTACGGATGATTATCAGGCAGCACTTGGCAAATACAATAAACAAGAAGAAGACAGTGTACTGACCATTGGAAATGGTACAAGTAATTCAACCCGATCCAACGCTTTGTCGGTTGACTGGTCAGGCAATATGGTACTTGCTGGTGGGCTTACTGCCAATGCGGACAGTGAGATAAATGGTGATTTAGATGTAACTGGACAAGTTACTCAGGTCCCAGTGATTCTTAACCTGTCTGCCGATGCATCCGGTGCTGCTGATGTTTCATCTATTTCTACTTTTCAGGTCGTAAAGTGTGGAAATCTCGTCATGTTGACCTTAGAACTGACGATGAGCGCGACGGCATCTGCTTGGGAATCAATAGCAACCGAATTGCCCGTTCCTGCTGGCAATGTAGCCATTGTCGGCACAGCCATGGCCTGGGGTGCTTCATTTCAGCGAAATCTACGCGTTTCTCTTGCGTCCGGAAATCTTCAGGTGAGATATGGTGCAGCAGGCACATACCGTATCACAATGACTTATATTTGCGTCTGACAAAAGGAGAGATAATATGGCCTATACAAAGACAAATTGGGTGTCCGGAGAGACACCGCTTTCTGCTTCCAACATGAATCATATTGAGGGTGGTATTGAAGATTTGAACACTACCATGGACAAATTCCTTCACGTCGAGCAGTATAGCCAGGTTACCACCGTAAACTATCCAATTGCGCCGGGTGACAATACATATTACATCCCGTTTAGTTCTTCGCCGAAAGGATATACTGCGGTAGGTGTGGTTGGAATAAATACAAGCGGTACAGGTTCCAGCAAAATCAGACTAAGGGGATTCTGTCTGTCTGGCGAAAGGGTCGTTGTTAAGCTGCGAAGCGAGGAGGAAAATTACGATTTGGTAGGAGTAACCCTTTCTGCCGATGTGCTGTTTGTGAAGGATGGCAGCATATAATATTGTTGCTCGTGATTGGCGTTTGGTGAGATGAGTATCGGTGCTCAGAGTAAAGGCAGCACTCTTGGGCGCTTGGAATACAGTATCTGTAGGTGGAGCTCTCCGGAGCTCCTTTTTTCATGGGAGGCAGTCCAATGGTGTTACAGATTATTGGCATCGCAGTAACTATTTTTGCATCATCCGGCTTCTGGCAGTGGGTGATCTACAAATCGCAGCAGAATGAAAAGAAGAAAAGTGCAGAGAGCAGGCTGCTTATGGGTCTGGCCTATGGCAAGATCTGTGATCTCTGCGCGTACCATATCCGAAACGGCTTTATCGGCCGCACAGAATATGGGGAACTGAAGAAGTACTTATATGAGCCATACAGAGAAATGGGAGGAAACGGAACGTGCGAGAAACTCATGCGTGAAGTGGATAAGCTCCCGATTAAGGAGGACTGAGAGATGGACATTTTGAAAAGAACGATTTTGAATGTTGATTGGTGGGCGAAGGCAACCGTGAGAGCAATCAAGACGGCAGCCCAGGTGGCGCTGGCAAGCTGGACGGTCGGTACAATCATGTCCGTCAGCGACATGAAGACGATCCTGCTGACTGCTGTTTTTGCGGCGCTCTACAGCTATGTGACATCACTGGCCGGTCTGCCGGAAGTGGAACAGTACTACCTGGATGAGGAGTGATCAAAATGGCACTGAACGGCGTAGATATTTCCTCAAACAACTCGGTGGATGTGAAAAAGATCCCATATGACTTCTGCATTGTCAAGGCCACGCAGGGGACGACATACGTCAATCCTGACTTCGGCAAGATCGATACGGTTCTTGGCATGGGCAAGCTGGCAGGCGCGTACCACTATGTGGCCGGCGGCGGAGCTGCAGCGGAAGCGAGATTCTTCTACAGCAAGGTGAAGCCATATATTGGTAAGGCAATCATGGCCATCGACTGGGAGTCTTATCAGAATAGCGCATGGGGTAATATCGCATATCTCAAGTCTCTTATGGATGAGTTTTATAAGCGCTCCGGAGTAAAGCCATTTCTGTATATCAGCAAAAGTGTGATCCCATCCTGCTCAAGCATTGG